GCCAGAAGTCGAAGACGAACCCGGCTCGATGGAAGAGCCCTCCTCGAAAGACCAACCCAATTCCTAACCCCATGCGTTTCCTCACCAATGGCCTATCGGGCCGCGAGCCCCTCCTCATCGACCCGGCTAAGGCCAAGGACCACGCTGTCCTGGCTGAGAAGTTCGGCTTCACCGATATGCTGGCGCAGCTCTTCGGCGTTGCCCCCAAGCCCTACGTCACCGCGGATGGCATTGGCGTCATCCCGGTCTACGGTGTCATCGGCAAAGGACTGACCCCTATCGAGAAGATGATGGGAGCCGCTGACGTGGATGAACTCTCCGCCGCCGTCGATGCGTTCGCCATGAACCCCGACGTGACGCGTATCGCCCTGCAAGTCTCTTCCCCTGGTGGCACGGTCACCGGCATCGAGGAACTCGCCAACAAGGTCCGCAACCTTGAGAAGCCGACGATGGCCTACACCGACACCGAGATGGCGTCCGCTGCCTACTGGGTCGCCTCCGCCGCTGATCGCGTCCTTTCCTCCAAGTCTGCCACGGTC